GCTTACGTTCCCACTATTGGGAGGAGTTACACATCAATTTCCATTAACAGCTTTAGTAGCGGAAAATTTATACAATCAGTGATTGTTCTCGCTTGCTGTAGAGATATAATGAGCTCTCTTTCAAACAAGTCGGGTTCAAAACCGTAACGTTGTAAGAAGAATAGCTCAGTTGATGTAGTGTAAGTATGTTGTTTACTTGCTCTGTTCTTGTATTCCACACCTTTCTCAATGTAGGCGAGTGTTTGCACACCGGCCAACATTGAGAGGCACGTTTCAGCATAAACACGTAGCACAGGGATGTGCCCGCATTCTTGCTGTATGCCAATCAACATAGACTTAACTTCACCAGCTTTTAGTTTGTTAAGGTTAAACCCAATTTTCGGAAGTCGGCGACCAATCTTTGGTCCAAGTACATAGCCATCAAGTACTGGCCAGAAAACGCCAGAGCAGAATTCTGCATCGTACCATTCAGAATGGATTTTGCACTTCGTCTTGAAACCAAGCTTGTGGTTCGACTCAACAAGAAAAGCTTTGAGCTTGTCCTTCTCCGTTTGGTTCATTGTACCCCGAATCACCACCAGCGAGTCATCTCCCGTCAATAGTATTTTATAACTGTTAACATGAAGACCATACTTCTGGATTAGTTTATCGGTTTTAGTACCATTCAGATAAGAATTTGCAACGCTCGTCTTCTGATCACCGCTTGCCATGGTTCCATCGACTTCGTAGTAGATCCCTTTTTGACTCCACCCCCTCTTGGTGTATGAGCCTTCGAAGATCTTATGAGCCAACTCATAACTTTCGATACCATAATGCGAAAACAGGATGCTTTGGAGTATTGCCACACCTTCACGTTGGTGTGCATCATAACGGCTTTCATCAAGCTCGATTATAGTACAATCGTCCTCACCAAACTGCTCTCTCCATTTACCAACTTCCTCAGCAGTCATGCCATTGGCATAAGTAATGCGAGAAGTCAGATCCCACTTCTTCCCCAACTCCTTGGAGGTGGCCCAGACAAACGGGCCAATACATACGTTAAGCTTATCTGAAAAGCCCTGAATAGCTCGAGGATCAAAATCCTCAGGTGTTTCACCACCCTTCAGCGTTAACTCTCTTTTAACGAACATGTTAGTCATAAGGTCTTTGTCATGAATACCATCCCGTTGAACCTCGAGTGCTGCTTTCTCGTACAGTAATCTCTTGGCTTGCGGGAATTTTGAATTCCAGCGTATGAAGAGTGTTGTTGGATCTTCCTCAATAGGAACAACGTCCTTGAGTAGTTCCCTACCGTGATCATGGATCTCACGCCACAACTCTTTATCTTCATCGGGTGTATTGACAAGCGCCCTATTATTAAGTGCGATCATCTCGTTGGTTAAATTTGGATTTGGTACCACAGGTATATAATTTGAGAAAGAAATACAATTAGCATGAAATTGTGGTTTGCTTGGCAATTCCACTTTGTCGGGCATGAAAAGTTTAGTCTTTTCTTTGCGAGTAGCCAGCGGCATCTCGCTAGTATAGCCCGGTAATCCATTCGGCCACGCCTTGCGGGCATCAAATGGTTTGGATGGAACAGAAGCCCGGTTATCATTATACATGATGGCTGTGACGTTCAGTTCCGCAGCCGTGACCATATCGTAACGACCACAACACAAGAAACTCTCAAGTGACATCGCTTGCTGAAGTCGATTATAAAGTTTCTGGTGGTATGGTCGTCTCAATTCGTTAAAGGCTGCAATTTCATCGCCAAGTGTTAGGACAAAAGCCTGTGCAGCACCGTAGATAGCACAGTTCAACTTCATGGACATTGGAATGTTCATTTTAGTCAATTCTCGCTTCATATTAGCAATGCACAAGCGTAGTCCAGCTTCATCTCTCGGTACGCCGATCATTTTCAACGCAACTGTTCGTATTAGGTCTTTAGGGACCAAAACTGTTTGCGCAGTCGAAGAATACACGACATTAAATCGTCCAAGACTAACACTCTTCGTCCTCGAAAGGTTCAGAAATGATAGAGTTGGTCTCATTGTTGCCGAATCTCCATAGGTGAGTACACCGTCAACGCTACCATAATGATCGTCTCTCTTAAGACTGTCAATCATGGACATTGGACTGGAAACATCAGTTGAAAGCCCAGTAGGTGACTTCATGAATGTAAAAATCCAAGAATCTCCCATTGGCCTGGCATCCCACGCCATTGCGCGGTCACCTTGTTGAAAATAAGTTTCACCAAGCCACAAACATGGATCGTGCGAATAACCTGTCAAGTTCCCTTTCACTTGCATACGGACACTAAGATGTCCATCGCAAGACATCTCGTAAACAGACTCTGGTTGTCCATCTACGAAATGAAAGCCACCATAGAGATG